GATATTCGATAGTTCGTTGGATGCAACAGGAACAGATGATTTCCTAAAGATTTTGAATACGTTTGATAAAGAGAATGTGTTCATCATTTCACACAAACAGGATATGTTGATTGACAAATTCAGAAGTGTGGTTAAATTTGAGAAAGTAAAAAACTTTAGTAAGGTAGCATAATATGAATCAGAGTGAACGGTTTTATGAATTATTAGAAGATATGAAGACTACTCATAACGCAAAGCGTCATGACTATGCAAGTACAGATGATGTATTTGCAAACTTCAGAACTTGTGAGATGGCAGGCATTCCAGCATGGAAGGGATGTTGTGTTCGTATTGGAGACAAGTTTAGTCGTATCATGGGTTTCGCAAAGAAAGAAAAGTTAGAGGTCAAGGATGAAAGTATCAAGGATACTTTGATTGACATGGCAAACTATGCTTTGATTGCACTGATTCTTTATGAGGAAGAAGATGGGAAAAAGAAGTAATTTTGAACGTGTTGAACGAGATTATTATCCAACACCATATCATGCATTTGAACCATTAATTCCACACCTACCACAGAAACCATTTACATTTTGTGAACCATGTGGTGGTGACGGTAGACTGATTGACCACATTGAGAAACATCTTGGTATATGTGACATGGCATCTGATATTGAACCTATGGATGACAGGGTATCTAAGAAAGATGCATTTGATATAGACCATGTAAGTTCGCAGTTAATCATAACTAATCCGCCTTGGGATAGAAAACTATTACATAGGATGATAGACCACTTTTCACCAATGAAACCAACATGGTTGTTATTTGATGCAGAATGGCCTAACACGATACAGAGTATTCCATATATGGAGAAGTGCAAAAAGATTGTAAGTATTGGTCGTGTTATGTGGTTTGGTGGTACAAGCGGTAAAGATTCATGTGCATGGTATCTCTTTCACGACACACCAAAAGTCACCCCTACAGAATATTGGGGTAGAACACCAAAAAAAGTTGCTAATTTAGAAAAGTTTTTGTAAAAACCTCTTGACATTTGTTATTAAAACAAGTATACTGTATAAGTAATGATGAGAAAAGAGATAAAAATGAATACAAAATTAATTTCAAATTTGTTTCAAAAACATCTTGACATTTGTTCTCAGAACGTATATAATGTAATAGTAAAGTGAAAAAACGGAGAAATATATTATGGCACATGAACTTGAAATCGTAAATGGTGAAGCACAAATGGCGTATGTCGGTGATTTACCTTGGCATGGACTTGGTACTAAAGTTGAGGCAGACCTCACACCAGACCAATTCCAAAAGGTTGCTGGACTTGATTGGACAGTAGAGAAACAACCACTTGTTACATCAACAGGTGTAAAAATCAAAAACAAAGAAGCGTTGGTTCGCTCTTCTGACAACTCTGTATTAGATGTTGTTGGTACAGGTTGGAATCCTGTGCAGAACTCAGAAGCGTTTGAATTCTTCCATGAGTATGTAATGGCTGGTGACATGGAAATGCACACCGCTGGTTCACTCAAGGATGGTCAGATGGTTTGGGCACTTGCAAAGTGTAAAGAATCATTTGAGTTATTCAACGGTGACGTTACAGAGAACTACTTCTTGTTCTCAAACCCACATCAGTTTGGTAAAGCGATTAACATTCGTATGACACCAATTCGTGTTGTGTGTAACAATACTCTAACCCTGTCTCTTTCACAGAATGCAGATAAAATGGTAACGGTAAATCACCGTAAGGCATTTGACCCTGCTGAAGTAAAAGAACACATGGGTATTGCAAATGAGAAAATGCAAGAATACAAATCAATGGCTGCGTTTCTTGGTTCTAAGAAAGCAACAGGTGACAATGTAATTCAATACTTCAATGAAGTGTTTGGTTCGCCTGCAAAAGAGAAAGTGGAAGGTGTTCTACCGTTCACAACTCGTAACGCAAAACTTGCCCATGAAAACCTTGATGTTCAGCCTGGTGCTGAGTTCGCACAAGGAACATGGTGGACTGCATTTAACTCAGTCACTAACATGACTGACCACTTGCAAGGTCGTTCAAATGATGGACGTTTGGTTTCATCATGGTACGGACGTAACCGTAAGGTCAAGTTGAACGCACTTGACAAGGCTCTGGAATACGCAGACGCCGCCTAATAAAATTTGGGGAAAGTTCTTGACTTTCCCCTCTTTTTAGAGTAATATATAAAAAGAATCGGAATACCACCGATTATTGAAACAGTCTTACTTACAAGGAGATACAAAATGACTGATGTAGTAATAAATCTTTTGGAAACAAAAGAATTCACAGAAGAACACCGCCTTCAAGCAGAAAACCTGTTAGATTGGGAACTTATTTACCCAGAAATTTTTGGTGACAAACTTCCAGATGCAATCGAATATGTTGGACTAAAAATCCTACCCCTCAACGCAGTTGATTGGTCAGTGCAGAAATATCGTGCTGGTGGTCGTACACGAAATTCAAAACTTCTGGATATCAAACAGAATATTGAACGCAATGGTTACAAACTGAAGTACCCAGCAATGGCATGGTTTCAATGGTCACCTACAGATATTGAGGTGAGTACAGGAAACAGTCGTGGTGAGGTAACCTCTGGCACACCATTCAATATGCCTAACGGTATTATTGCAGTGTTCAAAGGGAAAGAGGGATACACAAAAGCACAAGTTCAAGATGCAATTGAGATGTGTGGTATTCGTTTCAACTCAATTCATGACCCCGCTGAACCACTTTCAAAAGCAGACGTTTATCGTAACGTGGTTGATGCAATTCAACGCTACATTGATACAGATGGTGAGGCTGGTGTTCCTAACACTATGGATGCAATCACAGAACGTGTTGATTGGGTTTGTGGTGAAGGTGTGTTCCAACCACATACACGACAGACTTTGATTCTGCAAATCTACAACAACTTCAATGCACATGACATTGTTGTTCCTTGGTCAACACGAAAAGAAGCAACTTTCCAGATTGCACAGTTCATGACCGATGCGAAACTTGTAGATACGGATACAGTGAAGTACATTCCCATTTCACATGACCGTGAGACTTTTGGTTTCTACAAAGCAGTACAAACTGCTGCACAGTATCCAAATGCAGAAATTCGTATGGTTGTACACACAGGTACACTGTCTGGTTTTGACTTTGACAGCGTATTCCAGAACCGTCTTGCAACATTTGTGACACGTTTCAATGGAATGATTATGAACGCCTGTATTGCATTTTTTGGAAAAACTGCACCAGAGTTCAATCGAGTAAAAATCTATGCGGCACTTCCAGCACTTGGACGTTCTCATGACCTCACCAAACCATTTTTCTTCAACGCACGAACTGATACGTTTTACCAGAAAAATGAGGACAACGCATTCTCTGTTGTTGATGGTGAAGAAGAGGAATATGACGAAGCCGCTTAAAAAAGAATTTGTGTGGGGGTTGAATTTTTGGATTCAATCCCCATATAAATATGGATGCAGATGCGAATTATCGGTCTGCAATATTAATCTTGCTTAATAAAGGAGATAAAAAAATGACTAACTTAAGCACACTTAGGAATGCCCTTCAGGCATTCGATTATAATCACATGACGCCTTATGCCGTGGGTTTTGACAGACAGTTTGATAGACTGTTTGACTATGTAACCCATCAAGCAGAATCAACAGGGTATCCACCTTATAATATCGAAAAATCAGATGAGTACAATTACACTATTGAAATGGCACTCGCTGGATTCGGTAAGGACGATATCGAAATTGAATTTGCTGAAGGTCTTCTTACTGTTAAATCAGTTAAGGAAAAACAGGAAAAGGAAACCCTTTATAAAGGTATTTCTCAAAGGAACTTCACTAGGAAGTTTACCCTTGCAGATGATATCGTTGTAAATGGTGCAAAACTCGACAATGGTATGCTTTCTATTGATTTAGAAAGAATCGTACCAGAAGAGAAAAAACCTCAAGTGATTAAAATCAAATAAACCCCTTGACAAATGGGTTCTTATTTGATATGATGTGAATACTCAATTAATAAAATATGGAGAAATTATGAGCTATAAAAAACTAAGCAAAAAGCAGAAGGTATTCAACCTTTTGTCAAAAGGTGAAAATGTAACGTGGAAGACTTTGAGAACAAGGTTTGACCTTACTTCACCAACTAAAATGATTGACACTTTGAAATCAGAAGGTAACTGTATCTATACTAACGACACTCCAAAAGGTGTTGCGTATAGAATGGGAACTCCTTCAAAGGAAATCATTGCCGCTGGTATTGCGTCTGTACTTGGTACAAAGTACGCATACTAAATGTAGCACCAGATGGGGGGTTCGCCCCCCATCTAACTTATAGGATGTAAATGTGAAAAAGATTGACTACAAATATTCAGAAGATGAAATTCTGAACGAGATGCAAGAGTACATTGACAGTACATATGCTTCTCACTACTCGCACAATAAATTTCAAGCAACAGAATTTATCATGGACAGTGGACATGGTGAAGGTTTCTGTATTGGGAATATTCTAAAATATTCACAACGATACGGAAAAAAAGATGGCAAGAACAGAAAAGACTTGCTAAAAGTGATTCATTATGGTATAATGGCACTACACAATCACGATATGATGGAGAAATAATATTATGAAACTTAGTAATGATACAAGGGAAGTACTGAAGAACTATGCGTCTATCAATGCGAACCTTTTAGTGACAACAGGAAACAGAATTGCAACAATGTCTCAAATGAAGAACATTGTATCTACTGCAACTGTGCCTGATACATTTGACAGCGACTTTGCAATCTATGACTTGAATGAGTTCTTGTCTGCATTGTCTCTATTCAATGACCCAGAACTCACGTTCAATGAACAGAGTGTTAGAATTGCACAAGGTAGTCAAGACTTGACTTACTTCTATTCTGACCCATCTGTTGTAACAACACCAAAGACAGAAATCAGTATGCCGTCTGTAGATGCAGAGTTTACTCTGACCAAAGATACATTCAATCAAGTAATGAAGGCTGCGGCAGTTCTTGGTGCTCCAGATATGGTTCTGGATATTGGTACTGATAGTATCATGGACTTGCGTGTAAGTGACCGTAAGAACGATACATCGAATAGTTTCAGTATCGAAGTCGGTGCAGAAAGTCCAGCAAAGGGTAAGAAGTTCTATTTCAAAGTAGAAAAT